GCAGCAATTATGGCTGCAAGTAGGATGGTTGATGACTACACAGGCAGATTCTTTTACAAAGATGGAACTACTGCTGCTCCAGTAACACGTTATTACACTGCCCAAGATTGGTGGACAACCAACATTGATGACACCTATTACATCAGTGAAATTGCCACAGATGATAATTTCAATCAGTTATACACAACCGTGTGGGCAACTTCTGATTATATGGTTGAGCCTGTGAATAACCCTCGCCGTGGATGGCCGTGGACTAGATTGCTTGCTATTGGTGCATACATCTTTCCTTACAACTTGCCACAATCAGTAAGAGTCAAAGCAGTTTGGGGTTGGTCTGCAATTCCAAATGAAGTTCAAATGGCAACCAAGATTCAAGCATCAAGACTCTTTGTGCGCCGTCAATCACCTTTCGGGATTGCTGGCAGTCCAGAGATTGGAACTGTTCGTCTAGGTTCTCGATTAGACCCAGATGTTGAAGTTCTACTTCGTCCATTCCGTAAAGTTTCCTGGATGGCAAAATGAAACCCAGTTCCGTCCGTGATGGTCTTAAAAAGAATCTTCAAACCATCAAAGGTCTGCGTTGTTATGATTTAATTCCAGACCTGCCACAACCGCCAGCAGCAGTTGTTGGTCAATTAGATTTCACTTTTGACTTAAACAACTCCCGTGGTTTAGACCAAGCCAATGTTGATGTTTATGTCATTGTTCAACGCCACTCAGAGCGTTCGGCGCAGGATAACTTAGATAAGTATCTGCAAGGTTCTGGAGACTATTCCATCAAGGCAGCCATTGAGTCAGATTTGACTCTTGGTGGCGCCTGCAACACCTTGCGTGTTACTTCAGCCGAATCTGGAACATTTATGGCTGGAGATGTGGAATTCATATCTTATCGCTATCGAATCACCGTATGGGGCCAAGGAGAATAAATGGGATACACAGTAAATTCTAACAATTTTGCCTTGAAGAAAAAAGGCGAAGCAATAACAGAAAAAGAACTGCTTGAAGCAGGATGCAATGTTGCGGCGCTAGTCGCAGGTGGTCATCTTGTGTCAGCACAAACCGCAAAAGCAGTACCGACACAAGAAGGAGAAACCAAATAATGGCACGCATAGTCTTAACAGATGTGTCAGTCGTGATAAATTCAGTAAATTTATCTGACCATATTGCAAGCGTCACGATTTCGACGTCCGAGGATGTAGTTGACACCAGTGCATTTAGTTCAACAATTGCTGCTGGCCGTACCCGCGTTGCGGGCCTTGCCGATAATTCGGTGACACTAGAGTTCCACCAGGATTTTGCAACATCCTCGGTTGAGCAAACAATTTACCCACTACTTGGCACACTAACCACTGTGGTTGTGAAGCCAACAAGTGATGCAGTATCTGCAAGCAATCCCTCTCTAAGTTTTTCAGCGCTTGTCTCAGAATGGCAAGAGTTGTCAGGTAGTGTGGGAGAATTGGCCACGGCATCCGTGACCTGGCCAATTTCAGGCGCAATTACAAAAGGAGTATAACTAATGGCCCGCCTTGTTTTAACTGATGCATATGTCGTGCTTGCAAGCACCGACATCTCACAATACGTCACTTCGGTGACATTATCTTCGACACTAGATGTCGTGGAAACCACTTCAATGGGTTCAACTTCCAGAACGCGTGTGGCTGGGCTCCGTGATAATCAGGTAGTTTTGGAATTTAACCAGGACTTCGCTTCTGGCGCTCTTGAAGTATTGATTTATCCAAGCGATTCAACTACCAAAATTGGTACAGCAGTTGCGATGGAGATTCGTCCAACCAGCGCAGCAGTATCTACAACCAATCCAAAATACACATTCTCAGCGTTGATTACAGAATGGCAATCGGTGTCAGGAAGCATTGGCGAATTAGCCAGTGTCTCGGCATCCTGGCCTATCTCTGGAGCAATTACAAAAGCAACATCCTAACAATATAAGGGGGAAATAAGATGGATGGATTAGCAATAAAAGTAAAAACCGTTGATGGCAATGAGTCAGCATATAAACTGACTCCACGCATCATCGTCGCTTTTGAACAGAACTTTGGTAAAGGACTGCCCAAATTAATTGGGGAAGAACAAAAAATTGAACACATCTACTGGCTTGCTTGGAAAGCACAACAAGTCAATGGAGTCGTGGTCAAACCATTTGGTCCTGAATATCTGGATACAATTTTGAGCGCTGAATTGGATGCAGACCCAAATTTCGAATCCACCGCGAAAGCCTAACTTACACGATAGCGGCAATTGCGGTGGAGACAGGCATTTCACCAATTGATTTGCTTGATGCCCCTGAAGGTATCATTGAAGCAATTGGAATTTATTTGAAAGAGCGGGCAAAGAAAAATGGCGGATGAAGTAGTTGTTCTAACAGGTATCAAGGAAACTCTTGATGCCTTAAAACAATTTGATAAATCCGCTGTTCGCAAATTCAATAAAGTTATTAACACCGAACTCGCCAATGCCGAACGCGATGCTCACGGCATTGCGCGTGGCATTAGTAATGGCAAAACAGATACTCCAATGAGCGGTTGGCGGACTTATGACGCCGCCAACCCGCAAAGGAGTTCGCGTGGTGGCGCTGGCTGGCCTGCTTGGAATACTGGAACAGTTATTGCAGGGATTCGTAAAAGTAAGGCACAAGGCAAAGTCAGACGCGATTACACAACCAGTGCTGGTGCGTTGATAAATAAATCAGCCGCTGGTGCTATCTTTGAAATTGCTGGCAGAAAATCAGGCGGCTCGTCTGGTAGAAGCCAAGGCGCACAATTTATGCGCACATTGTCAGCCAGATTCAAACCTGCTTCGCGTTTGATATGGCGGGTTGTTGATAAAGACCGCGCTAAAATTGAAGCCAATGTGAAAAAGGCTCTTGATGAAGCCAAGGTAGAACTACAAAGACATTTGAACAGAGAGCAGGCATAAAGTGGCAATTGGTGCAGTAGTAGCGCGAATCCTCACTCAATACTCTGATAAAGGGTCAAAGGCTGCTCAAAAAGATATTAACAAACTTGGCAAGAATTTTGACGCCTTTGCTAAGAAAAGTGTAAAAGCATTTGGCGTTGCAGCAGGCGCTGCCGCCGCTTTTGCTCTAAAAATTGGCAAGGATGCAGTGCAGGCTGCAATGGCAGACCAAAAAAGCCAGGCCCTTCTAGCAAACAGCCTAAAAAACACTACAGGCGCAACCAACGCTGCAATTGCATCGGTTGAAAGTTATGTTTCTAATCTGCAACTTCAAGTCGGTGTAACCGATGATGAATTAAGGCCAAGTTTAGCAAAACTAGCGGCAGTAACTGGCTCAGTCAGTGCTGCTCAAGGCTTGCTTGGAACTGCCTTAGATGTATCAGCATTTGCGGGCGTTGACTTGAGCACTGCAACAACAGCAGTCACCCGCGCCTTGCAAGGCAATGTTCGTGGCTTACAACAACTTGTTCCAAGTATTGATGCTACTGTTCTTAAATCAAAAGATTTAGTCGCTATATTTGAGGAAGTCAATAAGGCAACGGCAGGCTCAGCCGCAACGCGAGCCAACACATTAGAGTTTCGTTTATCAATCTTGCGCATTCGCTTTGGAGAGATTCTTAAAGAAGTTGGCTATAAACTATTGCCCGTTCTTGAAAAATTTGCTCAAACAATTCAAACAAAAGTTTTGCCACAATTAGAGGCATTTATTGCAACTAATGGCACAAGGTTAGTAGAAGCATTCACATCTGCTAGTGATGCTGCCGTCAAACTCATAGGATTATTCGTCACATTCGTAACATTTGTTTCAAACAATATGGGATTGATTGAAGCAATGGCTAAATTGATTGCAGGAATGTTTGTAGTTGGTCGCATCGCGGCTTTTGCAACTGTAATAGGCAAACTCACAGCCGCGTTTGTGGCATTGCGAACTGCCGCTGGTGGCGCCGCTATTGCAACGGCCTTTGCCACGGGCGGCGCTTCATTAGCCTCAACAGCAGCAGCCTTAGTTGCTGTAGGTGGCGTTGCCTTGGTTACTGGCTTAAAAGTTGCAGGCAATAATGCAAGAAGCAAAAAAGCACAAACTGAAGCAGGACTTGCTGGCTACCAAGGGGCTCCTGGCGCTTCTGATATTGCTGGTCTAAAAGGCTTCAAGTCAGAGAATATAAAGACGCCAACAATTGATGCAAATTTACAATCAGTGATGGATTCTTTATTGAAATCTCAAAACAAACTTAACAACGCAAAGAAAAAAGAACTTACTATTGAGCAACAGATTATTAACAAAATGCTTCAAAAGTATGGCTTAACTTTGATGACTGGCGAAATTGAAGCAGAAGCAACTGCTAAGGCAATTAAGAAAAACTTGAACCGTCAAGAACGTATTGCCAACTCACCAACTGTATCTCTAGCAGCGCAAGGCGATGGCTCTGCTAGTGGCAACTCAATCATCAATTCAGGCACGCCAAATATCTCAGTGAGTATAACCACGCCACACGGAACTGCCGATGATTATGTTGTGGACATTACCAATAAGCAAAATCAACTTGCTAAACGCGCAGGCGCAATAAACATTTTACATAGGACAAGATAGTGGCAAAATACGATGGGGTGACTGCACCTTCAATTGCAGTTCAATTTTATATCAGTTCCACTTGGACATCAGTTACTGCAACAGATGTTCTTGAAACTAACATTCGCCGTGGATTGAAACAATACGATGTTCTAAATCAATCAGGCATTGCAAGCATTGTGTTCAATAATTATTCAGGCAATTATGACCCAGACAACACATCAGGTACCTACTCGCCAAACCTAAAGGCTGGCTTGCAGATGCGCATACAGGCAACTTGGTCTGCTACTGCCTACACTCTTTATCAAGGCTATTTAGAATCAAGTGTTGTCAACCAAGGTCATTATCCAACTGTAACGATGACCTTTCACGATGGTCTTGCTTTCATTGCCGAAGTCGAAGCCCCTGTCTTGGCTGCATTAGATTTCGAAGAGACAGCCGCAACCCGCGTAGGACGGATGCTTGATTATGCAGGTTGGCCAAGTGGCGGTTCTCGCTCACTGACAGGCACTGTGACAATGCAAAAGACTATTCAAAGTAAATCTTGTCTCACTATGATTAACCAGGCTGTGAATGCCATTGCGGGTCGTTTTTATATCTCTCGCAGCGGCGTCGCCACGCTGGTGCCATTATCTGACAAATTCTCTCGTCCGACTCAATTGCTATTTAGCGACCAAGGCGATGCCAACTCAGTTCTTTATCAAGGATTGGTTGTTGACCCAGGCGCTTATTATGTTGTAAATCAAGCAATTGTGGACCGTGGTGCTAGTGCAAAAGTCACATCAACTTACAATCCAAGCAAAACTTCTTTTGGCTTGGTTTCCAAAGTATTTGATGCACCTATCTTGAGCGAAACTAGCGGCACTAATTTAGCCCTGTATCAATCACGCCAGCAAGCAACGCCTACAACATATGCCAAGCAAGTTGATTTTAGCGCTTTGAATCTTGACACTTTGTATCCTGATTTTCTAGCCTGCGAGATTGGCGACCAGGTAAGTGTTAAGCGTCTAACTGTTGATGCACGAAGCCTGTCATATAACCTTGTTATTGAAGGAATGAATCACAAAATTACCAATGATGACTGGAAGGTTTCATTTCATACATCACCCATCAATCCTTACTCGATAACAATTTAGGGGTAGGCAATGCCATTATGTCCACAGATTACTAACACGCCAATCACGGTCACTCAGACCGCTGATTTTACTGTGTCATCTGTTGTGCCTTTAATTGCTGATTCAACCGATGGTCTGGCAAATAACATTGAATCAATTGAGATTTTGGCAGATGGCAAAACAAAAGTTTATCGCCAAGCAGCAGAACCTACAGGTGCGGGCATCAATGATGGCGACCTTTGGATTGATACTGATGATGGTAACAAATTATATGTAAGAGCGAGTGGTGTTTGGGTAACTGCTCAAGATGCAGCAATTGGTACGGCACAAACAACAGCGAACAATGCTGCAACTGCTGCTGGAAATGCGCAATCAACAGCAACAACTGCTTTGGCAAATGCCGCTACTGCTTACAGTGCAGCCATTGCTTCACTACAACCAAGCGCAAACACAATAGTCAACGCAAGTAATCAGATTACCGCTATCAATGGTAATGGCATAACTGTTTATTCTGGAGCATCTGCAACAACTGGCGCTCGCGTAGTTCTAAATTCTGCTGGCTTAGCCGCTTTTAATTCAAGCAATGTTGCAACATTTTCATTAACTGCATCAACTGGCGCGGCGGTATTTTCAGGCAGCGTCACAGGCGCAACTATTACTGGTGGCACTCTTAATATCAATGGCAATGCCATCATTGATGGTTCTGGGCTTTTAACCGCGACAGGTGCAACGATTACAGGTACTATCAATGCCACTGCTGGTTATTTTGGCACGGCATCAAATGGATACAGCATCAGTTCTGCTGGTTTAACTAGCGTAGGCACTACAGCAATTACTGGCGGCACAATCCAAACCTCAAGTGGCTCAAGCGCGGTCATTCTAAATGGAGCAAGCAACGCGCTTCAATTTAAGGTTGCAAGTGCAATCTCAGGCAACGTCGTGCCACTTGGTACTAATGGAATTCTAATGCACTACGGCGCAACACCAGATACGACAGGCTCAACATATCCAAAAGTGCAATTAAGTTTTGCGTCAGCATTACTGCAAGGCAGTGCTTCATATTATGTTCAATCTAGTAATTCAGGCAATAGCGCCCTTGGTGAATTTAGGTGTTTCAACACTTTAATAGTTGATGGTTCAGCAACCTTCAACAGCACGATGTTTGCTCCCAACCTCACTACATCATCGGCAGGTGTCAACCTACGCGTTGCTACTGGAAGCATTGGTGAGATTCAGGAAACAAGCGCATCAAGTATCAGATTCAAAGAAAATGTCATTGGAGTAGATACAGTCTTTGATATAGACCCAAAAAAATTACTAGAACTACCTGTCCGTGCTTTTACCTACAAAGAAGGCTACCTAGCAGAAAACGACGACCGCGTTGGCATTATGCTGCCTGGCTTTATTGCTGAAGAAGTTGATGCCATCTACCCAGTAGCAGCAGACTATGGGCAAGAAGGTCCGCACTCTTGGAACGAACGGTTTATCATTCCAGGAATGTTGGCCTTAATTCAGGACCTTTACAAAGAAGTTCAAACACTCAAGGGGGAATAAATGAATGAAGGGTTAGATGTCAATGAGATATTGGCAGCGATGCGTCAACAAATCGGGGCAATGGCTCAAGAGAATGCAATCTTGGCAGCCAGAATAAAGAAGTTAGAAAATGGACTCAGTAACCCAAATCTTTCCGATACACAGAACGATTGATGACCATATAGACGCCTTTGAAGAAATCGGCGTCTTGCTGAAGGAGAAAAGCACCGATGACACCAGCAGACATCGCAACTATCGCCGTTGCCGTTAGCACACTTATTGGCTCATTTGCCGTTGGTGTCAAATGGATGGTTCGGCATTACCTAGCAGAACTAAAGCCGAACTCTGGCACCAGCCTAAAGGACCAAGTTAATCGCCTAGAAGAGCGCGTTGATGAGATTTATGGTTTATTGTTAACAAAGCAGAGGCGCAGTCGCAAGTGAATCAACGCGACAGATTCATTCAAGTAGCCTGGGCCGAAGTTGGTTATATTGAAGGACCCAAAGACAATCAAACAAAATTTGGCAAAGCAATGGGCGCTAATTACCTGCCTTGGTGTGGCAGTTTCATTATGTGGTGCGCCAAGAAGGTCGGCCTAGTTATCCCCAATGTCATATTGACATCGGCAGGGGCGCAGGCATTCCAATCGCGCAAGCAATGGCAGGACGCCGCCACCGCCACGCCAGAGCCAGGCGACCTTGCCTTCTTTGACTTCCCAGGCGATGGCGTTGAGCGTATCTCCCACATCGGCATCGTCATCGGCGTAGAGGCTCGCAAGGGCATTGTCCATACAATTGAAGGCAATACTTCAGGAGATTCCAAAGGCGACCAGCGAAATGGCGGTATGGTTGTCTTTAAGACCCGCACATATAAAAAAACCCGTCGTTTCAAAGTGAAGCGTCAGGAGCCAGTCTCAATCGTGGGATTTGGCAGACCTAAGTTCAAGGAGTAAGAATGGAAAAATTGAAAACATTTATTCATAACAATCCTGCTCGCATTGCAGCCTTTGTCTCATCGGCAGTTGCTCTGCTAGTTTCAGCCATCTCACCAGAGATGCCAACCGAGGCAGCAGTTGCATTTGTTTTATCTGCTCTTGGTCTTGGTGAGTATGCTCAACGTGTTGAGGATAAGAAAACTGAAGAAGCACTTTACACCGAGTTAGAAGATTTAGAGGACTAATGCACATCAATAACTACTTTGACCGCATAGTAGTTATTAACTTAGACCATCGAATAGACCGTTTAAGACAATTTGAAAGTCAAGTAAATGACCTGGGTATTGATTTCGTTAGATATAGCGCAATTGATGCCCAGGTTTTAGGCATTGACGGGGCGAAAGCGTGTTCGCGTAGCCATCACAATGCCTTGGTCGATGCCAAGGCTGACGGCGTTAAGCGTTTATTTATTTTTGAAGATGATGCTGAATTCAAACCTAATTTTAATCAAGCCTTTGAACGCATAACCCAAGTTTTGCCTGATGACTGGCAAATGCTTTATCTAGGCTCTTGGCCTTACTCCATCATTGATGTTGGCATTGAAGAGTTGCGACTGACTCACGGAAACATTACAACTCACGCTTACGGCGCTAAGGCTGAAATCTTTGATGACTTGATTGCTTGCAGTCTTAATGAAGAACATCCAATTGATGTGATGTATGGCCTAATGCACCCAAATATCAAGACCTATATGGCTTATCCATCAATTGTGACTCAAACTATTGGTATCTCAGACATCCGCAAAACTTTGATGAATTACCAAGATTTTATTATTTGAACATTTGATTCCAGTAGGCAATTGCGCTACCGACGGGGAAGTTTTCGCGGTCAAAGCCGTAAAACTTTAATAGATAATTAGATAAAGAAATAGCGTGGGAGTCTTTGCACTTGCTTAAAACTTCTTCGGTCATTCCTGCATCATAAGGCGCAGAGTACTCAGTCCAATGCAAAGGATTGAAAGTTTTTTGCGGTAGAACGTATGCTCCAAGACCTAACTCTGCAATCATCCTAGTGAGCAAAACTGGCCCAAGATTGTCATACGCTTTGTTCTCTTCATAGATTGCTTCTTGCTTTAGAAATTGAGCAAGGCTTGAATTGGCTGGATAGGCTAGAACATTATTTGTGACCTTATATGGCTCTTGAAAACTCAAGATATAATCGCCAAAGTTCCAGTCAGGCTTGAGACATATCGTATCGGCATCTGCCCAAATAAAATCTTCTTTGGCAAGTAAGCGATAACGAAAGATGTCGCTGAAAGCGGCATAACTGTCGTGACTTAAAAAAAGTTTATCTTCGGCAACGAATTCCCCCGCATCCCTAAAGAGAACACCATCAGGTGCCTCAATGGTGCCATAGGTGAAAATTGTCACGCTGTGGCCGTGGTTGAGAAATGAGCGTATAGACAGGCGCTGGATGCCAGTCATAGGATTGCCGAACCAGAGCATTGCAATGTTTGCCATAGGCTTCAGATTAGTCTAAAGGTGTGCTAACTTTCGCAACCTATCAAGGGGGGAATATGAAGCGCAAAGAAATCTTAGCAGCAGCCGAAGGGCTGATGTATGGTGACCGTCAAGAAGATTATGGCGCACCTTATGAGAACCACAGAAGAATTGCAGTCTTGTGGTCTGCATACCTTGGGACAGAAGTATCGCCAATGCAGGTTGCAATATGTATGGCGCTGGTGAAGATTGCCAGACTGCAACAAAACTTTGAATACTCAAAAGATGACACTTTCGTGGATTTGGCAGCGTATGCAAGTATTGCCGCCGAACTTGCCGAGATAAAACGCAATCAAGATAAACAATAGTTTTTACCCCTAGCGATAGGAAAAACCCCTACACAGACACCTTTCCTGTGTAGGGGATTTTTCTTTTATTTCTAAGGTTTTACATAG